GATGACAACGCCAACAGGAAGTGGGCTGTGAAGGACCGCATTGAACAATTCCAAGACACCGTCCCCCTCAACCTTGGCCGTGGACGACTCAGGTTCACGCGCGAGTTCGTTGAAAAGCTCGCAGCTATGGTGGGCCAGCAAACGCCCACCACAGTCGATGAGGTGTGGGACAGACAATCTCGCAAAACACAGAGAGACATCATCACTGCAGCCGTCAACAGCGGTTACCCGGAAAACGACGACATCAAGGCCTTCATGAAGAAGGAATCCTACTCTAAACCTGGAGCTCCTCGTGTCATCTCCACCATTCCTGGCTTGACCAAAGTCGAGTACAGCACTTACATCTACCCCATCGCGGCGCAGATGAAGCAGTTTGAATGGTACGGATTTGGCACTCCAATGGAGATCTCCCAGAAAGTCGTCAATCTTGCCATGGATGAAGAAGTCCTGATCGAAACGGACTACTCACGAATGGACGGGCACGTGCGAGCGGAACTTCGACGATTCATCGAAGAACCGCTCATGCAACTCATCTACCCTGACGACCCCTACGTTGTCGAGTTGATGAGGAAGCAGTATGGCGTCAGGGGAAGACTTGGCGACGTCGAATACAAAAGCGGCTTCGCCAGGGCTTCAGGATCACCGGAGACATCTTTGTTCAACACAATAGACTCCGCTGCCATCGCCTTCGTGTACAAGAGGACTACTGGGCTATCTATTGAAGATGCCTGGAATGCTCTTGGCCTATACGCAGGAGACGACGGTCTTGAAAGACCGGTCCTGGACCCAGTACAGGAAGTCAAACGAACGACCCGCAACGCCGAGAACTTTGGACAAGTGTTGAAGTCGAACATTGTTCGAGCTCCAACACCTCCTCAGTTCCTGGCTAGGTACTTCGGAGACGCCTGGTACGGAGACCCCAACTCAATGTGTGATGTTTCGCGACAACTCGCGAAGTTCCACACCTGCAAACACATGCCTCCCGGGATCACGGCAATCGACAAAGCTGTGGCCAAGGCAAAGGCATTCTTGCTAACTGACGCTAACACACCCATCATCGGGCCGTGGTGTGCAAACATCGTTCAAACATTCGGAAACGACACGAAGATCAACTCCCCTGTCAACTGGTGGGGGAACTTCGTCAAGGCCGAACAATTCCCGAACGAGCACGCGCAGTGGATGGAGGACCTTGTTGATGTTCAGCTCCCGAACTTCGACAGGAAAACCTTCGCCCTCTGGATCGTCAAGAACACTCCGCTCGCTTTGCCGACATGTGCAGAGATCGTACCCGAGCAAACGGATGTTCCCCTCATAATTAATGGGGAGTAGCAACAGGTTTCGTATCGCAAACACCCGGGGTGGGGGTACACCCACCCGCCGAAAATTTATTCACATTACACATTATAGACACTGATGGCTAAATCTAAACCGACACTTTCTGTACGACGGAATACGCCGAAACGTACGGCGCCGAAACGCACTGCATCACGTCGACCCGTAGGGGTTCAACGTG